CACTTGTCGGTGTTCAGCCTATGCAGGGTCCAGTGTCCCAGATTTTCTATCTAGGTCATGATCGTGTTAAGGGTGGTTCGACTGCACAGACCGTGTTTAGTCGTTACAACCTGACCTATGCTAACCTGACCGCTAGTGCTATTGATACTGGTCAAGGCCAGCAAGACAAGGGTGGCGGCTATTCGCCCGGTGGTGGCGTAGCCCGTCAAGGATTTGATCAGTTTAGTGCTGCGGATCTTGCGTATGATAAGCTTGGTCTGGACAATTCGTATGGTACTTGCGCTGTCGGCTCGTCAGGACCTCCTGGTCAGCCAAGTTCTACGATGGGTGGTCAGATTGCTTCATTCCCAATTGCTGAGACCATTATTGGTTACTCGGTAAGTGCTGGTGAAGCTCTTACAAGCACTGGTATTCCAGAGCTTAACATGCACATTGATCAACAGCCCGTAGTTGCTCGCACTCGTAAGATGCGTGCCCTATGGACCTTAGAAGCTGCTCAGGATCTTCGTGCGTACCACAACCTAGATCTAGAAGGTGAGCTTACTAGTCTCCTTTCCAAGGAAATTGCCCTGGAAATTGACCGTGAGATTATCGAAGACCTCCGTATGATCGCTTACGATCCTAACGGTGTTACGGGTTGGAATGCAGGTACCCTAACGGGATTCAATAACACCAACAACTTTGGTGATTCTCAGGCAGGTATTGGCCCAGCGGCTAACTCGACCTCTTTCGACTCTGGTCAGTCCGTGGGAGGCTTTGGTACGCAGAACTTCACGCCTTCTGCATTCCTGTATGATTTTGCTAACGCAAACGCAGGAGTTGGGACTGGTCCTGATGCGGGTACTAACTCCAACGTGTGGCTTGTTGATCTCTCCAGAACTGATAATCAGTTCGGTGCGGCACCGCAGCACGTTGGTCAGGTCTACTCCAACCTGCTTGCGATAATTAACTTCGCTTCGCAGGACATTTACCGTACCACATTCCGTGGTCCTGGTAACTGGCTCGTGACTTCTCCTCTAATTGGTTCTATGCTGGAATCAGCATCTAAGCTTGAGGGTGGTATCACTCAAACAGATGGTCCTACTAACTTTGGCAGAAATGCTATCTCTTACAAGGGTAAGTTTATGGGACGCTACGATCTGTGGATTGATCCTATGTACCCAGAGGACGAGATCATGATTGGTTATAAGGGTGATAATGCTATGGATTCGGGCTACGTATATGCCCCATACATTCCACTCCAGGCGATGCCAACCATCACTGATCCAAACGACTTCCAGCCAAGGAAGGGTATCCTGACACGCTACGGTAAGGCAGCAGTTGGTCCTTACTACAGATTCTATCGAATCATCCGTGTGGTCGGGGCAGGTGCTAATTACCTGTTCAACCCATTCGGCAGGGGTGGCGGAACCAGTACCCTGAACTCTGCTGACTAAGTTTAGTTTAGTCTAAAATTTAGGAGAACCTGAGATTTTTCTTGGGTTCTCCTTATTTTTTAGGTATATATTTTAGAGGTTATTTATGGCACAAGCTAGTCCGCCCATTGCACGCCCTTTTTTAGCTACTTTCGGTAATACTTTTGTAGACTCTGTTGGTAGACATATTGATCAAGGGGTTTTACAAACTAGTATTGATAGAGCTAAACTTAATACTGGAACTGAGAGTTCCACTGAAGAGTTTTCTCTTTTTGAGACGACTATAAGAGACTATGTTTTAGCCCAATTAGGTCATCCTGTGGTGAGAGTAGAACTGTCTCCTTATCAGATTAGAACTTGTATTGATGACGGTATTAGTAAGATGAACTATCATGCTCCCCTTTGGACAAAACAAATAGCGGTGTTTGATGCTTCAGCGGGAATTAATATTTATGAACTTCCCAAGTATATGATTGATAACTTGGAGTATGTAGTCTATAAGAAAACTCTCCTCTCTATTCAGTCGCAAGCAGGAACTTTAGAGTTTGACTTTTTCATTAAGTACTTCCAAGATAACTTTTTATTCCAAAATTTTGGGATTGCAGACTTCTATCTCCTTCAGCAAAATTTAGAGATGACCAGAAAGATACTTAGTCAGGAGGGATCTTTCAATGTGGTAGATGGAAAGTATCTTTGGATTTCTCCTACCCCTGTGGTAACTCCCCAACAGGTGATAGTGGAATACCGAGCTTTAAATTCTGATAGTATACATCCTGCGTATAGGAATTGGATTCAAAAGTATTCTTTAGCTTGTGCTAAAGGGGTATTGGGTCAAATAAGAGGTAAGTATGCCGTACTTCCTTCTCCTGGAGGTGGATCTCAATTAAATGGAGACGCTCTTCTCTCTCAAAGTAGAGAAGAAAAACAAGCTCTCATGGAAGAATTGATCTTTGAGATTGAGGGACCGCCTGCCTTCACAGCATACTAATGAGTGATAAACTATTTAAAGTTGGTATAGAAATGCCCCCTCTTCCTACATTAGAAGGGGCGACAGAGCTTAGCTTATTTGATCCACAAAATCCTGATCTAAATTTATTGAATTTGGTGGATGAAGAACAAATAAGATTATCTGGTTCTAAAATTCTGTATTATAAATATTTTCAGAGCCAAGGGACAGTTGATCATGTGTATATGGAAGAGAGAGAAAAAGTATTACACTCTGAGCCTGTTACTGTGTTTGGTCATTATAATCCTACCGCTATAGAAGAAAATCTTACACAGTTTGGGATAGAATTAACCAACGATCAGATGTTTATATTTAATAAGAGTAGCATTGAAACTTCTTTAGGGCGTAGTCCTATTCCCTACGACATAGTAAAACCCCAATTTCAAAATATTAAGTATGAGATTTTTGAAGTTCAGGAAGAGAGCTTTGAAATTTATGGAGTTTTCCACTTGGTATGCGCTGCTAGAATACTGCGCGATTCTCACGAAGTTGTTGAAGAACCTCTGACGAAAATCTCCGACCCCGTATCAGTAAGAGAGGTAGATCCCAGAATAGCGGAGTCCCCAGTTGCGGATAGACAAGACTTAACTAACCCTTACGGAGATAGATCATGAGTTACGACGCTCAAAGTTGGGCAAAAAGATTGATAGCTAATAGATTAGATGCTCATCAACTTATTTCGCAGACTTATAAGGAAACTTTGCGATTTATGCTGGGGACTTTCGGCTCGCTTAAAACTGTTAACCCGGAAGGGGCGGTTGTTGGGGTCACTTGTATAAATGCTACTGCTGAGAGAGCGGTTGCTAAACTCTATCAAGAAAATAACATTATATTACCTATTATAACTGTTGCTCAAAATAATTCATTAGATGATGATCCTCGCAGAAGAACCAAAGATCTTTTGCTTAATGAAACCTACTGGGACGACACGAGGAAAAGAGCTTTTAGGGTTATCAGTCTAGCTCCCAAAGCAACAAATATTACTTACGATATAAATTTGTGGACTAAATACAGTGAAGATATGGATCAGTTAGTGGAACAGATGAGGTTAATATTTTCTCCAAATTTAAATATCATAACAAAGTATTCAAATTCTACAGCGGCTTTTATAACTAATGAATCTAATGATTCAGTGATGGTGGTAGGGGATAGGGAAGATAGAGTACTTCGTAGAAAATTTGAGATTCAGGTGGAGGGGTATATTCCTTACCCTAAGTATTTAATAACTTCTACAGGGGAAATTACTGAGTTTAATACAGAGCTTGCGCTTGTAACAGATCCAGACGTGTCAGTGAATGATTCCTCTATTGATACTAGTTCAATAAATGTTGAAGAAACTGAATCTTATACAAAAATAAATTGATACAGGTATTAATTAGTACCTAAATATAATAGGAGAGGTTCTATGAGTTTAGAAAAAACTATTAAAGTAACACCCCCAAGGGGACGTGTACCAAAGAAAATCGTTGTTAAAAAAGTAGCTCCTGCTCCTGTATCTACAAAAGTTGTGCAAAATGTTAGTCTTCAAACATGGGCTATCCCAACAGGGACAAAAAGAGATCTAGTGTGGCTTTCCCCAGGAGCCTCAGTTACCGTTCCAGTTGCTGCCATAACCGAAAGATTAATAAACTTGCGTAAAAGAAAATTAATAAGTATTCGTTAGGGAGAACCTTAGATGGCTAAATATTTAAGTCCGGGAAATTATTTTGTTGAAGTTGATATATCTGATTACCCTGCTGGCATTAATTCGTCTGTAGTTGGTATTATTGGATTTGCTTCTAAAGGTCCTATCGCTGGGAAGAGCGGGGACAAGGCTACTTTAATTACCAGTCAGCAAAATCTGATTAACACCTTTGGACAACCTTCTGAGGGGATAGCTGGTCAAGGGCTAGAGGGGGCTTTAGAAATTCTACAGGCTACCAATAGTACCTATTTTATTCGTTGTGCCGCCACGTCTGCTGCTGAAGCTTCAGCAGCCGTTCCTCTGGGCATGTGTCCTGGTCTAGCTGTTAGCACTACGCCTTACAGCGAGGCTGCTGTTGGGGGATATATCGGTACTAATGACACTGGGAACTATAACTATAAATTTACCGTTACAACGTATGATAATGCAAGATCCTTAGTCCTCAATGCAAAAGAATATAATGTTCCTTCTGGTACTCTTACTAAGACTAATGCGGCGGGAGGAGAATCTATTGATGCTCTCCGAAAGGTTATAGGTGGGGCTTTAGATGCTGATAGAGTGGGAGTATTTGGAACTGATACCGCTACTTCCGCCTTTATGGTTAACCCCATTGCCGGATCTAGTACTACTATGACAGTTACCATGGAGAAAACTGATGATGGAACTACATTTACTGGGGTTTCTGGGCTTCAGCCTTTAGACTTGGTGGGGAATAGGTCCGACCGTAGAGCAGCCTATGCGACATCAAGTGTTACCGTATCTGGTGGTACATTTACCGATCTATACTATTGGGTTAGATCTCTCTACACTGGGGCAGGATATAATGAAGGAACCACCGCAGCAGGGGTTACCTCAGGTACTTCGGTTGAAATAGATGTCAATGGAAATGCCAATGTAATTGTTCAGGTTAACACAGAGGGCACAGCGGCGGAGACTTTTAAAGGAGGTGCTACTTCTTCTGTATTCCTAGAAACGGCTATAGGCAAAACTAATGCAGATGCTACGTCGCAAGAAATAGTAGGATTCTTTACTTCGGCCCAAGGAAATGCTCCAGTAACAAGTGTGACTTCTATAAATAATTTCTATAATGTAGCTAATGGGCTTGGTGGATTCCCTGTGAATTCTTTTGCTATTACTGCTGGCTCAGGGGCGGCGGTTACCAATGGTGACCCTCGATTTATTAAGCCTGTTCAGGGAACTTATTCTCTGGCTGCTGGAGATAATGGTATTCCAACTGAGACGGCTGCTAAGGAGACGGCTCTTATTGGACAAGTAGAATCAGACGGTGGGAGAAGTGGAATAGAAGCTCTTGATGATGAGGGAGCACCCGTTAAAATTGCTCTTGTCCCTAATTTCTCAGAGCTAGATGGAGTTCAAAATGCTCTTATCACTAAAGCTGAAAGTATGCAAAGTTTTATAGCTTTGGTTTCTCCTCCTTATGCAGTAGGAACTGTTGCCAATGCCATAGATTGGAGTAATGGGAAGAACACAGATAGAACAGCAGCTATTAATAGTTCTTACGCTGCTATTTATTGGCCTTGGGTGAAAACCTTTAGCACTTTTGATGGCAAGGACAGATGGTATGCTCCTGAAATCTTTGCTGCCCGCCAGATGGCGGTAACTGATAATGTTGCTAGACCTTGGTTTGCACCTGCCGGTCTTCAAAGAGGTCGCCTAACCAAACCTGTAGATGTAGAGGTGGTTCTTAACCAAGGTGATAGAGATTCACTATATAGTGGTGGAAACGTTATTAATCCAATTACTAAGTTTTCTCAAGATGGCATAGTTATCTTTGGGCAAAGAACAGCTTTGAGAACTAACAAATCTACTAATAGAATTAATATTCGTAGATTAATGATAGATCTTAGAGACACTATTTTGGCCTCTACCAGACAGTTCGCTTTCGAGCCTAACGATAGATTTACATGGGATCAGGTAGTAAATGTTGTAGCCCCTCTTCTTGATGAGATAAGAAGGGAGCGAGGGGTAACAGAGTTTAAAGTAATCTGTGATGAGACTACTAATACCCCAATAAGGGTAGATAGAAATGAGTTATGGTGTAAGGTATTGCTGAAGCCCACCAAGACAGCAGAAATTATAGTGGTTGAGGTTAACCTAACTAACCAGTCAGCACAGATAGGAAATTAAGGAGTAATTAAATGGCAGATCGCCCATATTTTATAAGCAGTGATTTAAATAGAACTATTGAAAGGGATGGTCAGGGGTTGCCTACTATCTCAGAGGGACTTAACTCAGTAAGAACTTATTCTTTTGAGTGTCACTTTGAGCTTCCCAATGGGGTTAGAGAAGGGGGTGGTGATAACTTCCTCACGCTTGCGGCTAAACAGGTGTCCGAAACTGGGATAACGGTGGAAGACATTGAAGTTCATCGTGTAAACGATAGAGTTTTCTACCCAGGCAAGCCTACTCCTGAAGAACTTACTGTAACGTTTGATAACCTGTACCAAAAGAAAGTATCTAACACTTTATGGAGTTGGTTCCAATCTATCTATAACCCAATGACTGGGGAATTGTTAGAAAATGTAACTACTTCTTTGGGTACGGAGCCTAGAGGAGATTTTAAGGCTAGAGAACTAAAGATTTACCATTTAGATCCTCATGGCAAGCCACTAATGACCACTAAACTATTTGGTGTGTATCCAAAATCGTGGAAGACCGCTGAATTTAACTATGCAAATAATGATTTCCATACTGTTCAGATGGCTTTCCGTTACGATTTCATTGATCATGGGACAAGCCAAGCAAACAGAGCACTCTAAAGAGAACTATAATATAGTACGCTAAAGCCCAGCCTGGACTAACTCTGGGTTGGGCTTTTTTTGAGACGTTTTTATGAATTATTATAATGAACTTTTAAATAGTTATTCTAAGCTAAAGAAAAGATCTTTGGTATTGAGTGTTGATGAGCGTATATCTGCGGAGGCGATAGCAGCCCTCCCTGCCGCTCCTACTCAGTTAGCCGCAGGCCAGATAACGGTCGCCCCAGGGCAATATAGACAACCTAATAATGCAGAGAGTTCGCCAGGAAGAATAAAAACGGTAACCTTTTCTCAAACTGCGGCAAATCCTCCTACTATATATGCTGATTTTGGAACAGGTAAAAGAAGTTTAAGTTCCCCTGAAGTAGGTGGGGAAAATGTTAAACTGTACAATCAGTGGGCGTCTGAGGTAGGAACTACAGATGGGAAAGAGGACGAAAAGAATACAGAGAAGGATCAGAAAGCGCAAGAAGCGCAACAACAGGCAGAGGAACAGGCTCGTGATGCCCAAATAGAGCAGAATAAAGCGGCAATAGATCCTTACTTTCAAGCGTTGGGTTCCCAAGCTACGCCCGAGGAAACTCCAGACGAAGCTACCGCCGAGCCTGATCTTAATTTCTTTTATTATATGAAATCGGATAAAGCTGTAGATGGGATCAATATCCAGACGGAGTGGCTTGACGCTCTCACAGATTTTAAAGAAAAATTAATTCAAGATATAACTATCCCTTTGCCTAGAAAATTAGAGTCTCTAGATAACCTTAAAGAATATATGAGAATAGCTACGTCTATAAAACAGAATTATTGGGAAGAAAATGCGGTTACGGCAGGGATAGCTGGAGATATCAGAACCCTCAAAGAGGCAGTAGGCCAAACGGGGAGA